TTTGTAACAAAAGTATAATTTGTTAATATTTGATAGAGTGTTAGACGTTATGTCTACTAATAAACTTCTTAGAGAGCAAGGGCGGGATATAAATATTCCAATACCTTTTCCTAGGATGGGTAGATATTTACCTGGAATTCAAAAAGGTAGGTATTATATAGTTACAGCAAATAGTAAAGTAGGTAAATCTCAAATTGCAGATTACTTGTTTCTCTACAATCCTTTTAAATTTATAAATAAAGGAAATACCAACATTAGTGTTAAGGTATTTTACTTTACTTTAGAGATGAATAAGGAGGAGAAGATAAAACAAGCAATTTCACATTTTTTACACGAAAGTAATAAATCATTAATTATAAGTCCAGAAAGAATGGATTCACAATTTAATGACTATATATTAGAAAGTTCAATACTAGATAAAGTTAAAGGCTTGAGAGAAGTCTTTGAAAGATTTGAAACTAGTGTAGAATTTATAGATGATATTAAGAATCCATATGGTATTTATAGCAGGATAAGAGATTATGCTGAACAGAATGGAACTTATGTTACTAAGAAGATAGAATTTGAAGTTACTAATGATGCAGGAGAGAAGTCTAAAGAGACTAGGACTGTAGCAGATTACTATGTACCTAATAATCCAGATGAGTATGTTATTATATTAATAGACCATGCGTCGTTAATTACTCCGGAAACAATTAATGGGCATAGACAAACATTACATGAAGCAATATTCACACTATCTTCTAATTACTTAGTAAGAATGAGGAATAGATGGAATTATATACCTGTGTTAATTCAGCAACAAGCTGCAGCTACTGAATCAGTAGAGAATATGAAGTTAAATAGGCTTCAACCCTCTGCAGATGGCTTAGGCGATTGTAAATTAACAGGTAGAGATGCAGATGTAATGTTGGGCTTATTTGCCCCAGTACGTCACAAAATGACAGAGTACGAAAAATATGACCTTAGAGTATTAAGAGATAGACATAGAGAGTTAAGCGTTATTCTAAACAGAAGAGGCGGTTCTATATCTACTCAATTATATTTTAATGGTGCTATTAACTATTTTGAGGAATTACCACCTGTAGGTTCACCAGAACTTATAGAGTTGTATAATAAATTGAAATAATTGAAACAAATTTTCATAGACCTTGAAACAACAGGTTTAGATTGTAAGAAAGATGTAATTACAGAAATAAGCTGTATTTACAAGAAGAATGGTAAGATTGTGTCTAGATTTACACAAACTACTAGAAAGAATTTAGAGAAAAACTTTGTTGACTATCTAGATTCTATTATTTCTAAGTATGATGCAAAAGATAAAGCGTATTTTCTAGCCTATAATGCTAGATTTGACTCTGATTTTATGCACGCATTCTTTAGAGAAATACCTGGTAGTAATTTTGGTAATTATTTTTACCACACCCCTATTGATATTTTAGGGTTAGCTTCATATAAGTTTATGTTAGAGGGTATTATACCTTCTTCTTTTAAACTTATGGATGTAGCTAGAGAGTTAGGTATTAAAGTAAATGAAAATAAATTACACAAAGCAGAATATGATATTAATATTACTAATGAAGTGTATAAAAAATTAAGAAAACTATAATGGCTAAATCAGAATATCCTTGGAAAGTTTTTCGTGGTAAAGACGATAGATTACATATCGTTACTAACGATAACTCAATTATAGCCTCTACTTATTACTCTAGAGAGGCGGAAGAACGTTATAACTATATCGTAAGATTAGTTACACATGATAGAGTAAGAGGCAGTTTGAATAAAATTAAGTACAATAAACTTGGCTAATATTGTTATAGTAGCAGGAGATACTGGAACAGGGAAATCCAGATCTATTAAGAATTTAAACCCTGACGAAACATTTATTATTAATGTAATGAATAAACCTCTTTCATTTGAAGGAAGTAGGGCTATGTATTCTAAAGATAAAAAGAATATCCATCACACAGATAGATATTCTGAGATTATACAAATAATTAAAGGTATTTTAGAGAAAAAACCTGAAATTAAGAATATAATCATAGATGATTTAGGATATAGCATGACTACTGAATTCTTTGAAAGAAGTAAAGAAAGTGGATATACTAAGTTTGCTGAGATGGGAATGCATATGCAGCAGATATTAGATACCTGTAAAAACATCGAAAGAGATGATATGAATATAGCTCTGATGTTTCATGAGGATGATGAATCTTCTGGAGGTATTAAAACTAAAAAGAAATTAAAACTAATTGGCCAAATGCTTGATGACAAGTATAGTCCATTAGGATTAGTTCCTGTATGTCTATTTACTAATGTTACATTTAATGATAAAGGAATAGCAGAATATAACTTCCTAACCAATCGTGCAATGGTTGATGGGGTAATAATACCGGCTAAATCACCGGAGGGAATGTTTGAATTAACAGTACCTAATGATTTAAAATTTATATTTGACAAGATGAATAATTATTTTAATTAATGAGTTTTAACACAGGCAATGTGACAGAGATTAGCACTAGCAAATATTTACGTGCTGGTATAGAGAATAAAGTAGTAATTGATGATATTAAAGGTGGACAACCAGAAGGTGGTGCTCCTTATGTAGAATTTACATTTAGAAAACCTGAAGGTAAATCTGAGGATGGAACTAGAGTGAGATTTTACATGTCCGAGAAAGCTCAGAAGATGAGTTTGCAAAAAATTGTACATATAGCTACTAAGGTAGTTAAACGTGCCCAGTTAGATGCATTAAACGCTTCTTCTGTAGAAGAATACGGAGCAATGTTAAATAAATTACTGCGTAATAAGATGTTGAGAATCATGTTTTCACCAGAAGAGTATCAAAACTCTAAAGGGGAAATTAAAATTAAACCTGCTTTAGGTTTACCTGAATTTGCAGAGGCAATCATGGAAGGAGCTGAGAATGCGCCTATAAGTGATGCCGATACAAAACTAGTGTATAATGAAAGCAAGCTATTAATTAGAGCAAGAAATGTAACACCTCCAACAACAGATGATACTGTATTGAAGGATGATGATTTACCATTCTAATAATAGTTATTATTCAATAATAAGGAGAGGGATAAAACCCTCTCTTTTATTTTTTTAATTAAAAAAACTATTGACATGGATATAGAGATGGCTGTATTAACTTTTTTTCTTATTATGGCATTAGTAGGAGTAGCGTTAATATTTACTACTGAAAGTAATATAAATAGTAAATCTGGATATAGGCTAAAAATTTCAACAGTGCATACTAATTCAGCTAAATTAAAGTATAGTACCAACTATGGCTTAACTTGGAAATCAGTTCCTTTAGGAATTAAAGGTGCCTATGAACCTAGATTTTTTACTCTATAAAATTATCAGATAGTGACAGTGTAAGATTTATAACTAATTTATTTGAACTGTACTTAAATGACTACTACTCTTTAGAATTTTACATAAATACTGAAAAACTAGAGTTAAAAAATAGTATAGAAGTTTATAGAGCTGAACAGCTAACTAAGCTGACTAAATCGAGTATAACATAATTTAAATTATTGTTTAACACAAAAAAAGCAGATTATGAACCATTAAACGCTGATAATATTTTAAAAACTGTACCTGAAGAAGAGATTTACAAGTACTATCTACATCATGATTTTGAATTAGGTAGATGCTATACATCTATATTTAGGAAAGACAAGATACCTTCACTTAATTTTTATTACAA